TAATATTGTATATCGCTCGCTCTGGGAACTTAGATTTATGAAATGGTGCGATAACAATCTTTCGGTTGAAGAATGGGGTTCTGAGACTATTATTGTACCTTATCTGTCACCTCTCGACAAAAAGGTTCATCGTTATTTTGTAGACTTTTATATTAAAGTTAAGAATAAGACAGGCGCCCTGCAGAAATATCTAATAGAAATTAAGCCTGAAAGATTTACTAAACCTCCAGAAATACCTCAGAAAAAGACAAAGAGGTTTATCGACGAAGTCTTTCAGTATAGCGTAAATGAAGCTAAATGGAAAGCAGCGTTTGAATTTTGTCAGGATAGAAATATGAAATTCGTGGTTCTAACCGAAAAAGATTTAGGATTAAAGAATGCCTGATATTTTTAAGACCGTCAGTATGAATTCGCAGGATGCGAAGAAATCATACCAATGGTACAGAGATCAAGTAAGGTCATTAGGTCCTGGAATGACAGGTACATCGATGTTAAGAACAGAAACCTTAACATCCACACTTACACCGGGGAATATGTATTTGTTTATGTATGACCCAAAGCATAAAGAAACACTTCCTTACTACGATGCTACTCCGTTAGTTCTTCCTTTTAGATTAGTGCCAAATGGATTCATGGGAATTAATCTACACTATTTACCTTATCTAGTAAGATTTAGATTATTAGGGGAACTAAGCAAATTAGCTACCGATAAAAATATAACCGATAAAACAAAAATAGAATTGTCCTGGAGATTGTTGAATAGTTCTGTCAGATATTTACCAGGTACTGCTTGCGTGAAACATTATTTAAAAGATCATATAAGAACAAGGTTTCTAAAGATAAATTTTTCAGATTGGATAACAGCATCTATGCTTCCGGTAGAAACATTCCGAGGAGCAAAGAAAGAACAGGTCTGGAAAGACACAAGACAGGGTTACAAAGGATACTTTTAATGGCCAATTTTTCCCTAAGACAATTTCAAACAGAAATAAGAAAACGTGGACTTGCAAAGCCTAACCGATTTGAGGTAGAAATACAAGTTCCTCAATCTGTGTATAGTGCTCAGTTCAGCCAGAATGACAGTAGATTAATTTCTATGTTTTGTGAGTCTGCCAATTTACCTACAAGAACAATAGGTGTAAGACAACAAAAGATTTATGGTCCAGCATATCAAAGACCATATAATACAGAATATGGTGGGGAAGGTATTACTCTGTCTTTTCTATTAGATAGAAGAATGGATGTTAAAGCATTTTTTGATCGCTGGATGAATAAGATTGTTAATCCTTTAGAATATTATGTAAATTACGAGCAAACCTACGCAACTTCAATGACAATACATCAATTGGATAGCGCAAATAACAGAACATATTCTGTTATTTTAGAAAACGCTTTTCCCAGAAACATAGCATTATTAGATTTAAACCACTCCACTCAAAATCAATTCCATAGATTAAATGTAACATTTGTTTATAGAAAATGGACACCTGTTCATAGAATGCTTGATACTGTAGAACCAGATTTAGTAAACAGACTAAGTTCTACACCAACAACATATTCCAGTGTGCCCGTACCTGGAGGAATACCTAGTTCTGCTACTATACTTAACAATTCCCAAGAACCGCCTTTCCCTTAATTATAGGACTATAATATGGCTTTACCAAAATTAGAAACTCCAACATATGAATTGCTTTTACCATCAACCGGATCTAAGGTAAAATACAGACCTTTTCTAGTAAAAGAATATAAGATTTTATTAACTGCTCTAGAATCTGACGGTGAAGAGATACATCGTATTGTTACGGAATTAGTTGATGCTTGCACGTTTAAAAAAATAAAAGTAGACACACTACCTAACTTTGACATTGAATTTTTATTCTTAAATATTCGTGCAAAGTCTATAGGTGAAATGACTAACCTAACACTAAAATGTAACAGTTGCGAAAACAAAATAGACTTTGAGCTAGATATTACTAAAGCAGCAGTTAAAAAATTCCCAAATCACACAAATAAAATAGAAGTGACAGATAAGATATTCATGGAAATGCGATATCCAAAATTTGATGATATGATGAACATTTATCAGAATTTTAAATCTGAAAATATTGTTGAAATGCTTTGCTCATGTATAGATTCAATTTATGATGAAGAACAAAGATATGATAGTTATACTAAAGAAGAATTAATAGAATTTGTAAATACGTTTTCAAAAGCTCAGTATGAAAAGCTAGAAGAATTCTTTTTAACAATGCCTAGAGTAACACAACATATAGAACAAGATTGCCCTGCTTGCGGAGCAAAGAATGAAGTTACTCTGGAGGGTCTACAAAATTTTTTCGTCTAACTCTTTCGCATGAAGGTCTAGTTAACTATTTTCAACTTAACTTTTCATTAATGCAACACCATAAGTATTCATTAACAGAAATAGAAAATATGTTACCATGGGAAAGAGATATATACGTTTCAATGCTAATTAACTTTTTAAATGATGAAAAACAAAAGATGCAAGAAAAAGCCTTAGGGAAAAATTAAATGCCTTTACCTCAAAATCCAAATCAGGTTAGTCCTGCAGAAAAAGAACTTCTAAATGCCGTTAAGGCACAAGGAGAACATCTACGTTCTCAGACAGATGTACTAAAGAAATTAGCATCGTCTATTATGGATAATCGTAGAGAATTTCGTTCATTGCGAAAGGATATAGGCGATATAAAGGGCGACATTAAAAAAGAAATGATGTCTGGACTGAAAGGCAATTTTAGCGAAATTAAAAAATATTTTGAGAAATCAAATCAAAGAGACAATAATAGAATACAAAATAAAGCAACAAATAAAGATGATTCTGAAGGAGGATTTTTTAAATCTGCTTTAGGGAAACTATTTGGTCCATCAAAATATCAACAACAAATGATGTTTATTGCTGAAATGCAGGGCGAAGACATAAGGTTTATTAAACAAAATTTTGAGGAAGCAACAAAAAATAAAGATAGAGAATTGTTGGCTCAGGCTATCGCAGAAAAAATAAATGCCGCAGGCGAAGGTGGCGGAAGTAATTTAGGCTTAATGGCTTTAGGTGCAAGTCTTTTATCTGGACTAGCAACAGTACTTTCTAATCTTGGTACTATGATAGTAGAAGGATTAAAGACTCTTTTAACTGCAGCGTTGGCAGGATTGGCTAGTGCAGTAGGTAAGTTATGGGAAGTAATGAAAGAGGTTGCAGATTGGTTTAGAAGAGGGGGTTCCTTACCGGGGCAACCTGGGCAATCGGGATCTAGAAGTCCAGGAATGCCGGGCCCATATTCAGAATTTCCGGATGCTACCAGAAGAGGGCCTGCTCTTCCTGGCCCTTCACAACCAGAATTGCCAAATGGGCAACAAAGACTTCCAGGACCAGTAACAAATGAACCTCCCAGATTACCAAATGGGAATGTATCGGATGCAGAGATTAAACGTGAAGGTCCTAGAGGAACTGATTCAGGTAGAAATACCGGCAAAGGACCTAGTGCATTAGGAAAATTTGGAAAATTATTCGGAATAGCAGGAGAACTGTTATCCTATACAGGAGAACTTAATGCTAACGAAGATAAAGACCTTGCCCAAAGACGTAGTGAACAAGACGATTTAAAGAACAAGGCTTTACAACAAGATATATCATCTATGATGAATATGGGAGATCCTCAAGCTGAAGCAACATTCCGTCAGCAACAATGGGATAATGATATGAAAGTCCTGAAGGAAAATATTACATCCGGTATAACTAAAGGCTTTGAGGAAACATACAAAAGTTATGTGGAACCAATTATAGATTTTGGTATAGAAAAATTAGATAAGCTCGGCGAAATAACAATGGCTAACGGAGAGACAATAAACTTACTGCCTTCATTAGGAACTTCTTTAGCAGAATCTGTAAAAGAATTAACTGAAGATGTGAAAGATGCAGCTAAGTTAGGAGCCGAGAAAATTGGTCTTATCAATAATAGCGTAACAACTAATAATGTAGGAAGCTCTTCCTCCCCCATGCCAATGGTTACTCCTCCAACATCAAATCAAAATCCAGTAATTAGAGACTACTCTTATTCAAGAGGACTACGTTAAACACGTGAAAAACCGGGACAACGTCCCGGTCTGTTCTCTAAATTAATCTTCAGCTAATTTAGAAAAGTACGACAATGATTCGTCATCGTCATCAAAGTCTACCTCTTTAGGAGGAGCTTTAGCTACAGGCTTGCTTTGTGTAAATGTAGGCTTGCTAGCTTGATTAGAAGAAACCTGTTCCTCCAAATCAACTTCTTCTGCACGACGACCTGCGCCTGCAGTGTTACCATTAAGTCCCATAACCATCTCGAACTTCTTCTTAAGTTCGTCATATGACTTAAAGTGCTTCTCATTCAAGAATTCTGTCAACGAATGTTGCTTGCTCCAAATTGCTTCAATGTCTGCATCATTTTCAGAGATTGCGCTTGGGCCGTCGAACTCAGACTTATCGTAATTACGATAACCTTCTACGTTGCGAATCTTCAATTTAAAGTTTGCGCCTTCCCAGAAGTCAAAGGGATTAATTGGCTTCTCGTCTTCGAACTGAGGAGAAGATACATCTTTAATCTTATCAAAGATTTTCTTACCGAACTTAAACAAGCGAACCTGTCCCTCATTCTCGGGGTGTGCAGGATCCTTAACGATAAGAACGTTAGTGATGTAACTTAGTTTGCGCTTTTGTTTGCGAGCAATTTCTTTATTTGCTTCGGAACCAGAATTCCAGAGTTCTGTGTTATATTCAGAAACAGGATCTGCTTTGCCGATAGTGGTTAGGGAATTCTCGATGTACCATTTGCCGCCGGGTCCTTGGAAACCATGATTCCAAACTCTAGCCCAGGGTAGTTCCTCACCTTTAGGAGGTGCAAGGAATCGAATGACTGCGTAACCATTTCCTGCTTTGTCTACTTCTGGTTGCCAGAAACGATCATCGCCGGATGAGGAACGTGATTCGGGATTTGCGATCTTTTCGACTTCTTTCATTAATGAATCGAAGCCGCCACGTGATTTACGTAGATCAGATAGTGATGTGTATGCCATAGTATTCTCCTTGTATAGCGTTGTATGTAAAAGTATGCGAAGTATTAACGTCGTTTGATTTTGATAATTGTCTCATAACCATAATCTAAATCATCCGCATCATCGTCAGTTTTCTTAGATGATGCTATATTATATATAAGTTTTTTATGCTTGTCAATAATATTTTTCTTCTTAAATCCACGAATTTTCTTCTCGTGGTCAAAGTCTACATTTCGTTTCTTAATGCTCATTTTAAATTTTAAGGCTCCTTGTTCCTTTTAATTAGTTGTCGTCAGTATCACCCTTATCTTGCGGAACAACAATGAATGGCCAAGTAGAAACTTTTCTAGTTACTTCTGCTTGACTATATGCTACTTTCACAAGATATCGCTGGGTTTCTTTTAGTGAATCAATACAACTGCTAATCAGTTCACGATTGGTCATAAGTTCTTTTTCAAGATACTTCAACTTCTGAGCTGTTACGTCCAAATCGTCGTCTAAATATTGCATCGTATTTTTCCCTATCAAACTTTAAGAATGGTTTATATTTTTTAATTAATCTAGAGATATCGGGCCACATAACATTGTCGTCGATATCCCTATCAAAATTCTCAACAAACGGTTGTAGCTTTTCAATTATAACTAGCGTTTCCACAGTTATAGTTTTTCTCAAATAAGCTTTAATTATATATGGATGTTGGGATTTTGTGATTTTAAATAAATCCTCAACTGCGACTCCGTCGCTTTCCATTTCGTTTACCAGATTGTCTAAATCTCCAGTAAAACTGTAGGTTAGACTCTCCTTGCGTTTTTTCCACTCTTTATATCGTTCGTTAGCTTCGGCATCAAATAGTCCGCCCCAACGATCACCTGACGTAAAATTCGCTATAAGGAAATTAGCGACCTCTTCGTCGGTGTAAGTCTTAGAAACTTTCTTAATAGAAAATAAATCTTTTCTTTTTGCGAATGCCTGCCGGCTCGCCCTAACTCTGCCCTTTTGAGCAATAACATCATATGTATCGGTAGTAAAATGTAACTTCAAAGCTATGTACATTTTATACACTGAAAATTCATCCATAATCACAACGGTAATTTTCCTCGTTTTTTAAAGTAATTCTGCTCTTCAGCTTCTTCTTGAACCTTATCCTTTAGAGACTGGTTAATTAGCTTAGAAACAGATTCAATGTCAATATCAACTTCAGAACAATACTGAATAATTGCATCCATATAACCAATGCTCTCCCTTACTACTCGCTCTTCAATGTAAAGAGAAAATTCGTTAGGTGATCTAAATTTTTTGGTTATGATTAAACTGTCGGTTAAAATGTAGTTTATTTCTTCGTTCATTGTGACTCCGGAAAAAGGATTTCATCCATAAAAGTCATGAACGTAGCTTTGTCCACTCCAATTGCTTCCATCATTGCTGGCGTATGGGGATTCATCTTTTGGTTTTTGCAATAAAAATTTTGTTGTTCTTTATAGTTGGTTCCTACATAAGGAACACCTATATTATAAAGGTAATAATCTAAATTGTCAATAACCGTTTTCTTTAGTTGATCAAATTCTTCTTGAGTTTGGACATTGCCCGCAGCAAGCATTTGAGGACTAAAAATTCTTTTTGCCCAATCAGGTAATTCTCTGGGCTTTGTCCAATTGATAGTGGACATTTTGTTTTGATACCATTCATACATTGCAGAATCACCTACTTTCGAGAAGTCGTGAAATGCACCTGTAATTTTACTACGTCCGCAAACAATATCAAATCCAAATATAGGATCAGGTGAACTATAATGAGGATAAATGCACATATGCATTACCCACATCTTTTTATATTTTGTAGCATCAACTATTTCAATATGGGCACGTCTGTAATCTTTAGACTCCCAAAGATAATTTTTCCAAACAAAATACTCTGATGTATGTTGGTAATTATCTTTAGTAAAAACTTCTTGATGCTTGTTATTATTAAACTTAGAAATAATTTCTTCAGCAAGTTCTCTGGCTTGAGGCCAAATTTCAATTGTATGATCCATTGTAGGGTTTTACCATTTTTATATTATAATCAAATGCAACGTTTGCTTCTTCTGCAAGATCAAGTGTTAGATATTTTCTAATGCCCATCATGCATTTTTCTATATTTTCAAACTTGAACATATTGTTGCTGCCAGGTAAAAGCTTAGCTAGCATTTGTCCTCCATACATATCACCAAGATGGCGAACATAAACGTGAGCTAAAATCTTTTGCTTATCATTTTTAATAGACTCAATATAATCAAGATATGCTTTGGTTTCATCGTTTAGCTTAGGTGCAGGCTCACCATGCGAAAGTTCTATCCAGTCCATCTCTACTAACTTGCCTCTTTTGATTTCTTCTATTCCCTCAAAGATGCCTAAGGAGTCTGCAGCATCTTCTAATTTATAATACATGTACATTAGCTGATAAAGATAATCTTTATAATCTGCTTCTTTTACTTGTTTCTTAAAAATAGATTTAATAAAGGGTTGACTTTCAGCTTCGCTGTGTTTTGAATGGGTTAGTTCTTTTAATGTAGTCATAGTCTTGTGCCTGATGGAAATCCCAGATAGGGTCGTTTATCAAATCTAAATTCCGCATTGGGTCCGTCGGAATCTACATAATGTAGAAATGCTTGTACTTGACGTTTACCTTCGTATATATCACGCCAATGCGGTAATACGTCGCCTTTGTAAACTATAAGATCACCTGGTTCTAATACTATAGGAAAACGATTTTTATTTAAATCCTCAAACCATATATCCCATGGCTCAGGATCATTTGAAATGCAAACGGTCGCAGAATAATCACAACTTGGCCTATCGATGTGCTCTTCCATTACTGCACCATTATAATAAATTCTAGCATATGAATATGCAGGTTCTAAATTTTTTCCAGTTATCTCTTTAAATAAAGGAAGCAATTGTAAAGATAATGCCTCAAAGCAAAAAGGCGAATAATGGGAAAAAGAATCTTTAACCTGATTATCGCCAAATGCTGTATTATTATCAAAAGAAACACCTTGACCAATATAAGAAGTAATTTTAATTAATTCAAATTCAACATCAAGGTGTTGTAGTAAAGAGGGATGCAAGACCCCTCTTACTACTTCATACAAATTGTCTTTAAAAGACATATTAGTATTTGAAGCGAAGTCCTACGTTAACTGCGTCTTCTTTGATCTCTTTGTAAGAACGTGTTAGACCAACAACTCCATCTACGCCCTTGGTCAAAGGATAAGCTAGACCACCAAATGCAAGTAGTGCTGAAGGATTGGTGCTATCAAAGCCTGTACGATACTTCAAGCCGGCTGTTGCAGTAACAGGACCTACTGGCTTGCTTAATCCGCCCAATACATAACCATAGTTATATGATGTTGTGCCGAAGTTGTGGCCAATGCCTGCGCCTACAAAAAGAGGACCTGCGCCAGTGCTAAGACCAACTTCCAAAGACTGGCTCAATGTACCAGTTTTTGTCTGTGCGTTACGAGCTTGAACATCCAAACCATAGCCGCCGAAATTTTTACCGAAGCGGTAGTATTGTGCGCTATAGATTTCTTTAGTGTCACGATCTTTGACATTCTCAACATCAACAGATGCATAGTTACCTGCGAAAGCAGATGCAGAAATACCAATAGCCAAAGCCATTAAAACTTTTTTCATTAAAACTCCTAATTGTTAAACATAATGGTAGCTTATTCTGTTACGAGGAAAGCTACCGAAACCCTAGGCTGCTTTAATTAAGCTGCCAATGCGAACAGTTCGTCGTTTGCGTTTACGTTGTTTTAGTTTTAACATCTACTCTGATGTGCTGTCCACTCTGTTACTCTTTGCCCTGTCGAATCTATTTCAGGCCCATCATAAGATCGTTGTTTGGTAATTACATTGAGCATTGTAATCTCAAATTCCAGTAGACACCGATCTTATGGTGGACCTGGGCGGTACTGCCCCGCCGTCCAGAACACTTTTCTCTTTGCTTCATACAGCAATAACTCTATTATATATTTAATTATAGTATTAAACTATTGATTTTGGTTAATCTGTTGTAGATTAAACACAGATTAGGTTCGTGCATCTTCTATCAGTTGTTCTATTTCTTCGGCTGTTAATGGTTTTTGTATCTCTTCATTTTTATCATTGTACCAAGTTTCAGAACCATCTGGATTAGTTTCAATAACCGTGTATGGCGTATTATG